TCCGTATCATGCAGCAAGTAGCCGCGTGTGTGTTTCTTGAAGTCGGGCTGTGCCTCGTCCTTCGCCAGTTCCCAGTATACCCATACCGGCGGCAGGATACCGCCCTGTAGCGCACACGCCATCCAGTTAGGGTCAGGCACCAGTATCTTGGCGCACTCATCCACACTGTCCTCATAGACAACCCGATAGTCTGACTGCACACCCTCAAGGTTCTCTTTGGCCCAACAGAGCCTGTCCCATAGATGTGTGCCTTGAAACTCTGGGGTCACTGTCATGCGAGGTCTCCGTGATTTGAAACACTTATAAAAGCGAAATCAATATTTCCTGATGTGTGGGTTGTTGTCCATAACTGTAAAGCGGATGTTGTTGGAGTTGTATCACCGGGAATTTTAATTTCTCTGTTTGCGGCGCTTAATGTTTGTTGTCCCCCAGCAACATGATTGTAATCTGCATTTGACATTGAGTTGGTAAAATTGACCGTGTAGTCGCCCGTACCCTCATCTAAAATACTGGTTACGTTTAGACTATCTCTAATTGCTACAGTGCTAGTGCCATTAAAGTTTACCCAAGCCTTCGCACTGCCATTCACAACAAAATTCGTAGCCAGCGAACCCGCAGTCGAGTGCGTCAGGGTATCTGCTTTGAGTGTACCGAATGCCATCTATGCTACTCCTAACACGCCATCAACCGCAGTGCAGTGTGCAAGGCACGGTATATGAGCCATCATCATAAGTTTCAACGACCACAGTGCTTGTCACCTTGGCAATAGTGCCAGCTTTATACAGTTCAGCATTTGCGCCTGTCTGTGGTCGAGCCGTCCCGTCGCCTGCGCTTTCAAGCAAGTCGCCGTTTGAGACAGTCACGCCTGACCCTATTCTGACTATGCCCAAACCAAGACTTTCCACGCTGCTGTCGCCATCTTTGTAATGACCGGCAAAAACACCATAAACAGACCTGTCACCTGCAACGTCACTGACCTTGACTTTTACAACACGCTGCGACGTATCATGCGATACTGCTGTGCCTTGCGCTTGTGCGCCATCTTCATCGATGTAAATCGTATGTGTGCTGCCGATTTCAAAAGTTCCTGCGATTGATGTTTTTTCAACTGCACCGTTCTCATCTGCAAATTCAAATTCTGTCCATTTGCACATTTCATTTATTGAAGACAAAACTGTGCCGACTTTCAGATTGGGCTGCGATAAATCAGAGAATTGGCACCAGTGTCCACCTGTAAAGGTATTATAACGAATCGTGCTGTTATTAGTTGTGTCGATGTCGCCGATTGAAGACCCCGCATATCGGAAAACTATATAGTTATGGGTGCCTGAACTGCTCGACGAGTCATTCATAAACATCGAGGTACCTGAGTTAGTTGAATGATAAACCCTGCCGTCGGTGCGAAACAGCCAGCCCTTTTCGCCGCTGGTCCCACTTACGTCAGGATCTAAAGCATAAAAGACGGCACTACTTGGCACATAGGTATGTCTGAACCCGACAGAATTGCTGCCTGCGTCAAGAAAAAACATGTTTTCATCGTCGTCACTTTCGATGCGAAAATTGATGTCTTGGCTCTCTTGGTTTATGACAAATTCAGTGTTCAGCATGTCAATACGGCTGCGTAAAGAACCGCCAACCCTTGTTTGCATGATTAGTCTGCCATCTTCTGTGCCATCAGATGCGTCAACAATACGCGCATCAAGTTGTGCGCCAGTTACTGCTTCATCAGCATCATTCTCATGAATAAATCGGATGCGACCAATCGCATCACCGTCAGCGGGGGCGCTGCTGTCTCGCTTTAAATCAAGTTTTGGGCCAGAAGAAGCGCCTGTTTCTGTAGAGGTAACAACAACCTTGCCCGTGCCATCTGGGTTGAGTGTAATGTCGTTGTTACTCGCAAGGCTGGAGATTTTGTTTGTCTTTACTTCACTCATGCGAGGTCTCCGTGCCAATTACCGCCAATATATTCCCTGTCTGAATTACTTGCGTCATGATTCTGTGTTTCCATGACTGTTTGTGATGCAGTGTTAGGGTGACTTGATGAAAATCCGTTGCCGGGATTTTGAGGGTCATTAGAGTTTCCGGAACCGTTACCGGCATTGTAAACACAGGTATAATCATCAGATGACATAGCATTGGTACTATTATGTTGATATACTCCTGTTGCACTGTCCGTAATACTTGAGATATTGAAACTGTCTCTTGTAGCAATAGTGCCAGTGCCATCCATATTAATCCAAGCCTTCGCCGCATGTTGCTTTGTCAGCGTAGCCGCACCGCCGCTGGTGCTTTGGATGGTATCTGCCTTCAATGTACTCATAGCGTCACCAATGTCCCGCCGCTTTCAACGGTCAGGGTTACGCCACTGGCTACAGTAAACGGGCCTGTCACGTTTGCGTTCTCAGTTGCAAGGATGGTTATATTGGTCGTCAATGACTGTGCATTGGTGCGAAACAAGCCACCACCCTTGAAGTTGCCTTTGTTTTGATCGGCGGGTGTAATCGTTTCGCCTTGCGGTGCAAGGTAGTTCACAAATATATTGTTTGTGCCGCTAGACGGTGCAGCAGTAAATGTGAGTGTCGTGCCGTCAGGAATAGTGTAGGCCGAGGTGTCCTGTATCACGCCATCAACGGACACTAGGATATCCTGCACAGATGACACAGCGGTAGTTAGCGTGAACGTGGTGTCACTGCCGTCACCGTTGAACCGCTGAACTGCTACTGTGCTCTGGAAGTTGTCGGCTACCGGCTGACCAATATAGGGCATCAGGTGATCTCCATAATGCTCAAGGTTGCGTCGATCTTGGCGGCGACACTACAGTCCACTTTCAGTACGTCCGTGGTTTGCAGCACAACCTTGTTGCCAGCCAACAGTTCTACCGACGACCCCGCCGGAATCGGGATGTCCTTGACCAGCAAGACCGTTTCGTTGGTCTCCGTGTCGGATGTATCGGACACAAGCTGCACGTCAGCGGTTACCTGACTCGTGTGCACGTTACACAGCATCAAGCCCAAAACGATACTGGTCGTGCTTGACGGCACCGTATACAGGGTCAGCGGTGTACCAGCACTAGCTGGCATTGCCGCGTTCGTTTTTACTTTGAATGTATTAGCCATCTACTACTCCTTACTATCCAAGCGCAATGGCTAATGCCGTGGCTTCGTCTGCGGCCGCTGCGGCGGTTGTTGCACCAATATCTGACAAAACCTCCGACGCCGAGCGACCTTCGATAGATGTGCCATCAATCCGCAAAAAGTCGTTGTCGGCAGCACCAGATGTAAACACCGGCACGTTGCCGTTGCTGATGCCTGTGGCTGCAACAGCGGCTGTGCCTAGTCCGATATCAGATCGAACCTCCGACGCGCTTCGACTTTCTAGCCCATTCGCTGTAAATCTAGCAAACTCGTCGTCCGCTACAGAAGAACTGTCAATTTTAACTGCGTTGGTGTTGCTGATGCCAAACGTCAAACTGGCCTGTGCGCCAATGTCAGATAGCACCTCGCTAGTTGACCGACTTTCTAAACCGTTAGCGGTGAACCGAGCATATTCATCATCTGCAACGGATGAACTATCAATCTTGACTGCGTTGGTGTTTGATATGCCAAAGGTGAGACTAGCCTGACCGCCGATATCTGAAAGAACTTCTGATGCAGACCGGCCTTCAATAGATGTGCCGTCAATACGCAGGAAGTCATTGTCGGCAGCGCCGCTTGTAAATACAGCTACATTGCCACTGCTAATACCAGTTGCGGCAACTGCCGCCGTGCCAAGCCCCAGCGTTGTGCGTTGTGCAGCGGCATCAGCATCATCTAACAATGCTTTACCAGCAGCAGTAAGGTCATACGTAGCTGCGGTACCAGATCCTGTGAACTGAATACCCTTGTCAGCAGCAGATGTCAGGCCCGCAAGTGCCTGTAATTCTGCGTCAAGACGAGCGTTAGCTAAAGTGCCAGACCCAATGTTGCTTGCATTAGTGGTGTCAGTTGTGGCTGACGCCGCTAAGGACGTGCCATTTAGTGTAATGGCATCTGCTTCTAGTGTGCCGTCCACATCTACGTCACCAGATATGTCTAGGCTGGGTGCAGCCACTTGACCCGTGAAAGTAGCTCCCGCTGTGCCGACAAGTGTTTGTGTTGTAGCGGGCAATGTGAGTGTGATGTTACCAGCAAAAGCTGAATGCGCTGGAGCCAACAGCCTTGCATAGTGCGCGTTGCCCGACTCGCAATAGAAATCTACATATGACTGTGCGCCACTGTTCTTGATAGATACCGCGCCAGTGCTGATTGTTACGCCATTAGAGCCGTTGATCTGCGCCGTGCCGCTGATTTCCAGGTTGTCGCTTGCGTTTAGAAAAACTGCCTTTTCGGCTGGCTGAGAGCAAAAGATTGTCTTTGATCCCGCACTCCAATTCACCGCAGAGTCGGAATTGCTGGACTCTAGGATGGTGGTACGCGCCAGCGTTGTGCCACTTAACGTATAGGTGCCGATGCCAACTTCAAAGTCAGTGCCGTCCGTGCAAACGTAATATGTGGTGTTGCCATCGCCAACCGAAGAAAACGCCTCAAAACCAGTAACGGCACCGGCCAATGTGTAAGTGCCAGTGCCGGTGGTGGCGGTCGATTCTTTAACCCTATCTTTGAGTACAAGTGCCATTACTTCAACTCGATCACTAGATTCCCTGCATTGATGCGAAAGATGTCGCCATCGTCAATCGTTCTAGGGGCATCAAGCTCACCAACAAACAAAATGTTTCCGCTAGAAGAGGCATCCGCAATAAACGCGTGAGTTATTACATCCGCTGTGGTGGTTCCTGCTGCTGCAAAATCAATATTCGCTGCGTTGGTGGCTGTCTGTGTATCTGTGGAATCAGAGCCAATCGTTGTCCAGTTAGCCGCCGTCACCTGCACTCTCGCATAGTTAGTGAAGTCGGCTTCTGTGACAGATCCTGTTTCTGCTGCGGATACCGCAGTAGCCAAGCCAATATAAATGCTGTCACCCGGCGAAGAAAAACTCAGCGAGTTGTTCTTAAAGATGAAGTGCAACAACCGTCTTTCTAGATAGTTTGTTGCCGCATTAGATGTAGCCATGTTCTACTCCTTATGTGCGGGGCCGGTCTGGCAATCCCCTGCGATACGCATCACTATTCTCTCTTGCCTCTGCAAGATCTTTCAACCTAGACAAGGCTTCGGTAAACTGCTTCTCATACATTTGCAACATGTCAGGCTCACCCTTCATGTAAATATACGCCTCGTATAACGAGCCGTAAAGCAAGGCATTTGGAGCATTGTTGCTTAACCAGGTCGTGCCGCTGTCTGCGCCGGCAGTCAAAGAGGTTGGCCTGTAGAAGTAATGAAACTCACAGACATAATTGCTGTCTGGAGTTGGTGCCAAAATCAAATTGTTCAGGTCAAACCTAGCATAATATTTGGGAGTGCCTGTTGTTGCAGAGTTTGGATTGTACTCTTGTATGTAGTTCACATCCTTCTGTAACAAGAACTCTTTTGAACTGCTGTTTGTAATAGACAGCGAAAATGATGCCAGAAAATCCGTGGGAAGCGACAAGAACGGGTCGTTTTGAGATACGGCACTCGTGGCGTTCTTACGGAACAACTCAAGGTCTACTAGGTAGAATATGCGATCTTCGGCAGAACGAATGAAATCGTCGATATTCGAGACAAAAGCTGTCTCTGTGTTTTCGGTGTACTCCTGTATCGCCGTCTTTAACTGTGCAAAAGTGTACGCCATCTATGTCTCCAAAGTCACCGGCCCGACAGTCGCATTTTCACCACCCCCGCGTTGATTACCCGTGGTGGCGGTGCCTGACGAGGCCGTAAAGGTATAGAGGTTAGCATCCGTGACAGTAATCGAATAACCACTAGAACTCTCCAATACAGCCCGAGTAAACCCATCGAACCCAGTTATTTTCCTAAACCTTACAGTATCTCCTGTGGTGCGTCCATGCGAAGGCTCGATAACTGTTATGACGCCACTGCCAGGGGAGCTTGAGAGAAGTGGATCTGCTGTCAATAATCTAGCTACCGACACCTCAGAGCGCTGATCCGGACGCGGGTCGTGAATCGCCTGTGGATCCGGTCCAACACGGATCGGCTCTAGCTGTGGATGTTTTGCTTCATACTCGTCTCTGCCTACTTTGGAACCATTCCATTCCGTGACCATCTCAACCAGTCGGTACCTAAAACCAGACCGGTCGGATATTCCGTAAGCATCTTTGCCTGAAGCAAACCTCGCCATTAGTTCACCCGTAAATACTGCATGCTCGGTTGCAGCTTCAGTGCAACGCGATCTTCATCCTCATCTGCCGCCCGCTGAAACTCTTCTTCGTACACCGCCTTCAGAAGCTGCACCCTCTCCGGCGCCTTCTTCATGGCGATGTAATACGCGAGGCCGGCGACCATACAAGGGAGGAATCGGAAAGGTGCGTCAGTGGTGTTGACCAGTGCATCCGCATCTTCAATACGACGAACATAGTAATAGATAAGGCTATCACTAGAACTGTCCGGGGTAGGCCAAAGAACAACCTGTGGCGAAATCTGTCTGTTGTAGAAGAACTGACTTGGTCTTCCTGTCTGATCTTTATTGGGTATGTGCAGGTATTCACTCCTAGACATCCGATCTAGCTGAAAGTCCACACTGCTTCGACGAATAACTACTTCAAGCAAGTCAGTGTGTGTGGCATCAAGCGTGTATGTCGCTGTGCCCGATGTGAGACTCACCGTTGCCTGCTTCACGGTCCACAGGTTTAGACCACGGTTGGCCCAGTCTGCGAACATAAGATTCAGAGATCGACGAGCCGTACGAGCGTCGTAGCCGGTGCGAACTTCAAGCCCGCACCGCTCGTACGCTTCCTCGATAATCTCTGCTACATCGAGATCAAAGTCTCTGGATCCGGAAGTTGCCATCTATCTCTTCTTTACGCTGCCGCCGCCGCGCATACGCATGGCCTTACCCTTTTTAGCCATCACAGGCTTCTTCATCATCATGGAGCCGCCGCCACGCATGGCCTTTTTGGCAGTTCCACCACGCATCCTACGCATTGGCTTTTTCATTCCCGGCATAATTCAAGTCTCCTCTGCTTCCGCGTTTCAACCAAACGATGATAATCATCTGGGTCATAGTTAACATAGTAATTCAGACGCTCTAGCTTTGCACTAGCATTGTCTAAATCGGTAAGGCGTTGCACAAAGATCATGTTCAACCCCTTGTCCTTGAACGACAGCAGCCAGATATCCGCACCTGTTGCAGCCAGCCACCCGTTCAATGCGAAACAACCTGCTTCAAGGTCGTCGTAGGTGTACTTGTCTCCATAATTCCCACATACAACTACTTGGTATGTGTCGTCGAACGTGGCGATCTCTTCATACACCGCGTCCCAAATATCACCAACTTCTTCTCGTGTCTTAACCTTTTCAGACAGCCATGCGTTTCGAGCAAAAGGACAGAGCGCGTTGCCGTTTACAAATTCATCCGGCTTGCATAGCTCGTCAAGAATCCAATCTTCAAGTATTCGTGCCAGTTGCATTACGAGTCGGCATTGTTATGGCACCAGCGGCTTCTTTACGTGGCGAACACATAGCACCGCCATGGCTGAAACCTGGAACACCTCGACCTTTTAAGACATCAGCCTTGGTGACCTTGCCATCTTTGTTAAGGTCTGGAAATTTTTTAGCCACGCTTCTTTCTCCTCTTCAGTGATTTCACACGCCGGGGCTTGCCGGCTGGTTGACCTAAACGCTTCTTCTGACTAATCCTACTACGCTTTTCAGCGGCTGTCATTTCGGAGGCTGTTTTAGGAGTCTTCGAGGAAATCCTTTTAGTGGGGCGACAATATGGAGTACCCCGTTTTTCACCTTTGCGGCGCCCACACGGCTTACCGGTCCTCTGGTCCGTCCACTTCTCCTTGAACCATCTTTTAAGCGCAAGACCACTTTTTGTTTTCCTTACTGCCATTACAGCCTACCTTGGGTGTGTAACACTAACAAAACAATGGAACCTAAAATACCAGCAAACACAATCAAAAGAAACGTGATGACCGCTACTTCAAAGTGATGCTTGCGTTTCCTTGTACGCTCTTGTTCCGCCTCTCGCCTAGCTACCCTAGCCTTTGCCTGAAAACGCTGCCAGTCCCCCCATAATCCGGGACGCCCGGCATAAATCATAAACTGTTTTAATTCATCTTCCCGTTGCCGGATTTGTTCCAGCGCCATGAATTCTTCAAGATCTGACCCGCCGCCCTTCTTCTGTGCCTTGTTTTGAAGTTTCTCTTTTGCCCCGACAAACTCAGCAATCGCGCTACCAGCAGCAGCTATGTCTTTGCCGTTAGCAACAGCTTGCTTGATTACTGCGAAAGCTGCATTTGCTGCCGCCAATTCTGCTAACATCAGTACACCCTCGTATCCTTATCAACCAGTCGGGGCACACAATAAGCGGTGATCTTCTGGCCTTGTTTATGAAGCTGTTGGGCAAAATACGTGCACTCGTTGATATTTCGAAAGTACATGTCGTTACTTACCAGCTTCTTTTCTTCTCCTATTCCAACGAAAACAAACAACAAAAACGCATGGATCATCGCTAGGTGCAGCGTGTCTTTTTTCGCCGTCCGTTCATAACTCCGCCACAACCACGCGCCACGATTTGATTCGACTCTAGTTTGCCTCGGAAGGGACGTTTAGCGCGCTGTTCGGTAATACCCCCGACAGCGGCCTTTCTGGTTTTCTTTTTCTTTTTGCCACCGGTTCCGTAGTTTGCGGCTCCGACCTTACGGCACTTGGCGATGGCACCGCTTGCATACGCCGACGGGAAGACTCGATATCGCGCCTTAACTTTGTGATAGCATGCATCTTTAGGCATTCCTTCGTTTCCTTCTACCAGCGCAATGCGCTTTCTCGCTGAAACCACGAGGGCGCTTGCAGTTCACTTTTGACTTGCGAGTCTTGCTCCACTTTCGCTTCTGTGGCGGCTTGGATACCTGTTGTCGCATCGATCCACGCGAGATTGCCATCGCCTTTTCTCCTGATAAAATCTTCCCACAGTGGCGTCAGCATCGCGTGGTTGGAGTCAACTTTCGCAGCTATCACAGCCGTGCGTTTGTCCACCTCGATCAGTGTCGTGAGGATCCAAACCACAAGAGAAAGAGCCACCCCGCCAAGACCAACAAGCATGGTTTTAGCCAAGGTCTTTTCATCTAGCATTTCCACCTCCGCCGTGCTTGTCGCAGCCGGCTGTTCGGATCCTTTGCAGCTTTGGGGAATTTTTTCATCTGACCAGCGGATCTAGCGCAGAACGACTTGCGCCGCTTCGCATCCTTGCTGCCCTTCTTGACCTTGCCCGTAACTGCCGTTTTCAATTTGCTGCCAGGATTGGCACGTCGATATGCTTTTACCCCAGCCTCTGTCATTCCCGCCCCAGACTTTGTGGGGCGGAAATTCTTTTTGTTTCTTGGCGGCATCTTTGACTTTTTGCGCGCCATGTTTTTACCCGAAGAACGCAGTAATCGCGTCTACGTTTGTAAGAGTGACATGACAGCCGTCTTCAAAAACAATTCCGTGATCTGGAATTGTAATCTGCGTGTCATCGCCCGCTACGAAAGTCATAGTCAGCAGAGTTGTGCCAGAGCCGCCACCGCTCCTGAAGACAGCAGCAGGACTGCCGCTGCTGGCACTTCGAACGACAAACGACTTGAGACGAGTTCTGCCGCCAATCAAGCTGCCTGTGGATGTCGCTGTCTTAGCAATAATGGAGCTTGCCATTGCGGCCTCCTATTAGCTATCGGCGAACGGTGTTGCCGCGCTGCCGGATCCTACAAGAACGCCCTGCACAAGATAGACATTGTCTTCGATTGCGGTGATCTCTACATACGAGCCTTTGTCGCCGCCAGTGGTCGTGCCATTCATCGAAATAACATCGTTACTTGCACCCGGCACAAAAGTCGAGGAAGCGTTACTGTCGCCTACAACCTCAAGTGACCCAACGTACTTATCAGTGCCATCAGTTTTGATGTCACAGTCAGAACAGTCAGTGCCTACAAAAAATGTATAACGAGCGCCGAGAGTGTCAGTCGAAATTGTTGGGAGAGTGATCGCGCCGTCAGCGTCATTCACCTTGATGATGCGGCCAACGTGATCGTCATAAGTAAGAGTGGTCTCTGCGGTGATGTTAACCATCGCATTGGCACCCTGTGCGGTAAACCCGCGCTGGGACCGTACTGGACCCGAAAAGGTTGTCTTTGCCATGTTGTACTCCTGTCGTGGCAAGTGTCAGACCTCCGATAGGTCTGTCAGGTACTAGGACATAGTACCTGAAAAAAAAGGGGGCCGCAATCGCGGCCCCCAGTCGGGGAGGAATTTTCCCCTTCGTTACGCGCCGGGTGAACCGAATACGCAACGCGGGTCTGAGAAGCCGAACGAATAACGCTCACGAGCCTTGAACCGCATGTTGCCGGTGTCGAAGTCCGGATCCATGTTGGTTGCCAGAGGCATACGCTCGAAGTGCTTGAGGCCGTTCGGGGCGTCCGTCTTGATGAAGAACGCATCAGTGTCGGTCAGGTAGTCGTTGACTACGTAACCTTCCGGCAGCATGCCCATGCTCTTCAGAGCATTGACATCGTTGTCGGCGGTTCCAACACGAAGGTTCGACACCAGCAGACGCTCGGCAATGAACTGAAGCTGACGCGGAATAATCAGCTTCATACCGCGCAGTGCGATGACCAGACCACGCTCATCGACGAAGCCTGCGATGTTGATCAACGCATCTTCGAGTGAGGTTTCATTCAGGTCTGCCGCAGTGGACGGCTCGTTGGCGAAAGTGCCACCGCTGGTGAGCGGGTGCGAAGCATCACAGAGTGCTACACCATCGCCGCCGGCAGTTGCGCCTGCGGTGAAAGCGTTGTTAAGGACGGAAGCGGCCTTAACTTGCTTTGTGTGTGCCATCGAACGAGCGAGAGCACGGGTGTAACGTGATGCCAGACGGTCATAGAGGTTGTCCTCAACAGCTTCCTCGGTGATCGAGAAACCCATTGCGACGGTCTCGTGGGTATACCGTGCGGTATACGCCTCGTTTGCGTCGTCGAACGAGATTCCAGCGCCTTCGTTTTTAACGGGTGCAGCACCGAAACCTGACAGCATGACCTCTTCTTCGAATGCTCGATCTGAGCCTTCGGTGTCGAAGATTTCAGCATGCTGGCCCTCGTAGCGACCATATTCCATACCAAAGAGGGCGTTGAGGCCAGGCTCAAGCTCTTTGGCGAGTTGTGCGCGAGAAATAGCCATAACTCACTACCCTCCTTACGAGATGCCGCCTTCAGCAGATCCGCCAGTGGCAGTTGCTGTAAGGGCGTGGTTGTTGATCATCACAATCAGCGGAATACCGGCAGCAGTGAAGTCAGCATTTTCCGGATCGTCCATGATGCCTACAATCTTCAGCGGGTGCGAAAGATCAGCAGCATCTGCGGTCGACACATCAAGCTGTGCTGTCGAAATACCAGTGGTTGTATTACCATCTGCTGCGCCTTTGTTAGACTCAGCCGAGAACTCTGCGCTCTCGAAGATGGTGGCGATTGCAGTCGCTTTGTCGGTAAGACTAGCGTCCGAACAAACAATGAACCGCTGCATCGGGTTGTCGTACACATTCGCAATGATGTCGAAATTTGTGTTCGCACTTCCCGATCCGGGCCAAGTGTTCGAAAACTTCTTCTTGCCGGTGGTCGCGTCTACGTACTCACAGCCAGCGAAAACGCCGATAAATTTCAAAGTATCACCGGAAGCAGAACTGGAGACAGCAATGGTGCCGTCGTTAGTTGCGATAACCGGAGAACCTTGAAAAATCGCGCTTGCGTCTGACTTAATGTGGTACGCATTAGTACCGGAAGTAGCAGGAGTGCTACCAGCGGTATTAATCGGCTTCATGCCGAAGGCAACATTTGAGTTTGCCATTGCTTTACCTCATCAGGTTAGGAGGAATCTTTTCCTCCGAAGGTTACACGACTTTGCCTATCGTTGTGGATAGGCATCGAGGGATGTTGTTCCCTCATAAGGTTTTCGTCAACGGAACGCATCTGGTTGCGGGTCTGTTCCCGGTAGTATTCAGTTCTTTCTTCGACCGTTTCCTCTGGAATCCGGCACAGCATCAAGCCGCCTACGCCGATAACTCCAGCATTCTTGCCTTCCTCGATCACTGGATAGCGATCTGCAAGGTCGGGGTACTCGTCTGCACGTACTGGTTCCCACCCCTCACGGAGCTTCGAGTGTACGTTGGTCTTGTCATCCTCGCCACGAATAGCGGTTCTGACCCAACGATGCTGATAACCAGCCGGTGCTTCGGGCGCCTCCAACTTGGAAGGCGGGGTCCAGGGCTTGCGCCGCTGGGTAGTTGCGCGAGTCTCTGCTTCGCGTGGTTTCCTGTTAGCCATAACTTACTCCTTCACGTACTTGGCATATTCCTCGAGCGGAACATTCAATCGCTTCGCAATCGCAATCTGCGATGGAGTCAGTTTGACTGTTCTGCGCCCCTTTGGTGACGACGACTTTGACGCCGTTGACCCAGCAGAAGCGACTCTGGGTCCAGTATCGCGCTTTGCTTCCGCAAACTTATGCGGGAACTCGGTGCGAACACGTTTGTCAAGCTCACTATAATACTCATCGGAGGACGGGTCAAACCCCTCATCCTCAATAAGTTGTCGATGAATACCAAAAGCTGCATATGTCATGGTTTGATCGTTGCCGAACCACTCGTTCTTTTGCGCCCATGCTTCAGCTTTAGGGTCAGGTTGTTGCAATTGTTCCTGACGCTGTGGCTGGGGCGCTGGGTCCGCAGCAGGTTGTTCCTGGCGCTCTTCATTACGTCGTTTGGCCTCTTCATATCGGGCCTGTTCTAAAGCGATTCTGCTAATCCGCTGCTGGGCATCGAACATGCCATCCGCGTCACCGTCTTCGTAGGCTTTGCGGTATGCCTCCTTTGCCGCCACGGCATCAGCTTCAACACGGCTACCAAACTCGCCAACATAAGACTGATCGAGTTTATCCAACCGAGACCGAAGCTCTTCATTCTGCTTCTTCACGGCCTCGGCATACTCAATCGCAGCTTGTCGCTGACGTTCTTCTTCACGGAACCTGTTCGTCAGCTTCGAAATACGACGCTGAACAGATTCAGAGTATTGCTCTAATTCATCTTCGCTCTTCGCTTCCTCTTCAGCAGGAGCTTGCTCCTCCTCTGGTTGCTCAACAGCGGCTTCGGCTTGCTCCTCGTCTACCTCGACGACCTCAAGCTCTTCCTTCTCAGCAAGGTTGTTTTGCATACTATGCTCCGTATGTCTTGATATCATCGGGGTCGATGATGGTTGCAATGACTTCATCGTCATTGATTATGCGGACCTCGCCACCTTCTATCTGAAAGCGTGATCCGGCGTAGCGACCAATACAAACCCAGTCGCCCTCTTTGCACCACGGTGCTGAATCAGGACCAAACTTGTCCGGATCCTGATAGGCCAGCGGGCCAACCTTCACCACATATGCCACAACAGTGGCACGTGCTTCTCGGTCCTTGGCTTGATCGG